AATTATTTTTATTTTTTTTTTTTTTTTTTTTTTTTTTTTTTTTTACTAGGAGTTTTGAGGGGGGTAAAACTGGTTTTTTGACGACATTTGTTACCAAATCGTTATAAACTGTTAACCTTCTGTTAACCTTCGACCCGACGCAGACCTCGCAAACGCTGCCTCGGAGAAGGTTTTCTTCTCCGCAACAGCCGCCCGGACCTTCAAATCGATGGGTGCACGAGACGTTAAGTAGTAATAGTAAAGATCTGCGTACTCGGTGTTCAACCGGTCAATCCGGCCCGCCGATTGCTCCATGATCTTGTACGAGTAGTTCATACTCCAATACACGATCACGTTCGCCGAGACACAGTTCCACCCCTCAGCCCCCGCTGTGTACTGCACAAGGTACGCCCAGCTCTCCCCCTCCGGCAACGGATCGTGCTGTTGCCCATTCCACTCCGCAAACTCTCGGCCGTCCTCTCGCAAGATCTCTCGCAACAGGTCCAGCTCGTAGTTGTAGTTGTAGAAAATGATCAACCGATCGTGCTTCATCAAGATCGCTTCAAGCTCTCTTCGGCGAGACGGGTCTGTCGACACCAATCTCCGCAAGACCTGACACAACTCGCTGGCGGTCTTGATTGGTGCGTCCTCGAATAGGTTCCAGCGCTTTTTCCATACCGCTTTCAGTGCCATACGGTCGTGCTCGGCCACGCAATACACATGGTGCCGCTGCGTTTCGCGTTCAAGGGGTATGTCCACCAGCAGCTTCTTGCGAAGCGTTTCAAGGTGTTTCACGCCGACATAACGATCAACCTGCGGATAGTTCCGGAACCGTTTGTAAATAACGTGCTGTGCCCGGAACTCGGTGATGTTGGCGTAGAACCCATTCGCAATGAACACTGGGGCGTAATCCAACCACGTATCCCCAGGCGTAGCACTCAGCAAGATCCACTGATTGGCCTTGGCGATCTTATAGAACGCCTTGACCCACGCCCCAGACCCCACAAGCCGCTGCTCATCGAGGATGAAGAATGCTCCTTTCACGGTCTCGTACTTCTTTATGTTGTTCCAGCTGTCCACCGTAACATCGCACACCCCCTCAGACCCCTCTGAGAGGCCAAATATGGCCATCTCCCGGCTCCATTCGAGAGTGTCCCTCTTTCTGGCTGTGGTCAGTATTACGAGGCGCTTAGGACCGCGCATAGGCTCAAGTATTTCCCCGGTCTCGAAGTCGATCTTTCCACCCCCAATGGAACAAAAGAAAAAGGCCAGAGAAGTTCTCGACTTCCCCGTCCCGACCCCACCACAAAGGATGGAGCCAGGGCGGAGAGAGCCGAGTGCTTCTACTTGGGCCCTGTAAAGCTTACAGGCTCCCATCTTCTTCCAGTTCTGCTACCAGCGCATCGAGAATGCCTCGGTAGCGCTGTATGTCCTCACGTGTCGGGCTCAATGACCCTGCACCGCCTTTCGATAACTTTTTGTAGAGTGTTGAGACACCGGGGGTAATCCACAGGATGGGCCTCCTCAAACGTACCGATTTGGCGGTAGTACTCTGGTGAGCCTCTGTCGCTCCAGCCGTCCAGCACCTGCTGAAGAACCCACCCTGCATCATCGTGGTCCGGGTTCTGTTCGACCCGCCACGCAAGTCTTACGAGCCCTTTCAACCACTCCAAGTCCTGACGCGTTATGAACACGGGAGGGTACAAGAGGAAGTCAGTGACTTTGCCCCAGGCATCATTCGCGCTTTTCGCACAGCTGTAACAGGCGTTACTCATCTGTCTCTGCCTTCTTCTCGCTCATCCTCGCACCTCCTCATAGTCGGCGTACTTGGACGACAAACCTTCGACCGCCGTGTAGTAGATCTCATCGAGATACGCGGTGATACCCACGTTTCCGTTGATGTCCCACACGTACGGTCGCACGATGAGATCGATGTTAAGAGGCGCGAGACGATCGAGAATCCCCACCGTTCGGGCGTCCAGTGCAAGTTTGCGCCGCCCCTGGATCAGGTACGCGATGGGGTCCTGCCCTCGTTCATCTCCCGGCTCCTTGAATTTGACCTTGACAGTCAGCTGGGCCTCGTCCGGATCTTCCGGGTGACGCCCGGGTTTCCACTTAACGTTCCAGCCTTCCGCAGCAAGCTGCTGAGCCAGCTCATCCGGAAGCAGGAGGACGAAATTACGCTGTCCAGCGGGGTTGTACTGCCGCTGTTCACCTGTGAAGTTCTTGAACTTGATTCTCGCGCCCTCAACGACAAACGGGTCGGGGCGCTTTGGGCTCTCTGTCATTTCTTATTCCTTTTCGATTTTCGTGTCACTCATCATCTGACACCGGCAGCGACGCAATTGCCGTCTCAAGCAGTGCTTTAGCGTCGGACCCCTTACCCATCATGACCGCGTCCAAGGCTGTATTAAGGCGCCCCGCGAAGTCCGCAGTAAGCCTGTAGTCCCGGTAGGACTTGGCCTCCTGAAACATACGTTTGACAGTGGGCTGCCATCGATGTAGCTCTGACGCAACCGGCCAGTCGAGATCCGAGTCGCCGATAATTGCCAGGGCTTGAACGAAGTACTTGATGCGGAGCTTGGCAGCCCTACGCCAGTGCTTCTTTTTCAGTCGCCCGCGCCAGGCCAACAACTGTTGAACGTAAAACAGATTCGCCCAAGCGCGGTGGACTCCATCCGGTGTGCAGTTCTTGATAAGATCGCAGCTCGCCCCGAGTATCTCAGATGCCATGCGGTAGTTTTCCCGTCCTGCAAAGTACCGGGCCTTCTCAATGATACGGATCTCGTTCTCAAGTAGAAAGGCCACGGAACCTTCGCACCCCTCCACCTTGGGCGGATTCGAGCGGAAGTCTTGCATCATGCGAGGGAAGGTCTTTGTGTACTCGGCGTATGCATCTTTATGGCTCATTATGTTTCTCCTCAGTCCACAGATTCTTCAAGTGTTTCACGCAACGCCTGGAGGGTCCAGCACGCGGCATCGCTGTTGCCTTCGAGCAACCCGTCAGCTGTCGCCCCTGCGTATTTCAGCAGCTTAGCAGCATAACGCAGCTGCTCGGCCGTTTCAGCAGCGTGCGCAATCTCGCGGATGCGCGTCCAGTGGCCCAGAAGAGCCCCCATCAAGCAGTTGGGCCGATCAAAGTGTCGTTCTGCGAGGATGGCGCCCACACTCGCGAAGTAATCCAGGCGCCCCTCCACAAGGCGTGTCAGATGCTGGTTCATTCGGTCGCCGACGCCTCCATCAACCCCTTGAGCTGCTTGTCAAACCTCTTTGAGTATTTCGCGCCCCACCCCGCAGGTCGAGCTCCGCCTTTGACGCCCTCGATCATCAGCGCGGCGCTGTCATGGTCGCCAGCAAGAAGTGCCTCCGCTGCCTTGTAGAGGGCGAAAAGATTAGCTATCGCCCAACGAACGGATTCCTCTCCCTGGTCGAGCGAGAGAGGAATGTTCTTGTCGTCCGGTTCGATCGCCGCCCGATGGTACGGGTGGATCAGCGAGGCAAGGGCAAGAATATCGCACGACAGGTCGCAGAACTCCTTGCGCTTACCTGGATCGTCTCCGTACTTGGACATGTCTCGGGCCTGGTAATGGAGCCGCACCCCCACTCTGTCGAAGTACTCCAACCGCAGCGCTACGATTGCGCGTTCCTTACGCGTCGCGTTCGGCATCGCCGTCTTGAGAAACTCCTCCGCGAGCATGGCCCGTTCAAGTTCGATCAGCTTAACGCCCATCTTCAATCCTTTCTGTTAGTTGTCCGGCCCATTCTCGGGCTCTTTAGTGGTCAGTCCAAGCGCCTCAAGTGCGTCTCGGTTAAAGCGGGCGACCATGTTTTCATCCACTCGACCTATCGGCTTCAGGTCGCAGCACCAGCGCCCAGTGTGCGAGCCCGGCGCATCGAGCTGTTCGTTCTTGATCTCCCAGTCAATACTATTCGGGAGATTGCGCGCAACCAGTTTGACGAGTTCTACTATGTCCGCGTCCGAGCCGTAAATTTGAAAGACCTCTTCGTTAGTCTCCGGCCTCGAGAAACGTAGGACCGTTGCTGAACTTCTCGACAGTAGCGCGCGCTTTGTCTGACAGACTTCTGTAATACGAATAGTCGATCGGGCCATTCAGGCCAACCTCCTTCATTGTTTCCGCCTCCACGAAGCGGTATCCCTTGGTGCCGCCCAAGGCCGAGTACTTGCCGTCTTTCTCGCGCCATAGGGTGCCCCCACCCTGTGTGACGGGGATGAATGCGCCGGATCGGCCGATGTAGCGCCGCTCGGGTGCCTCTTCGGTTCCGGTGTCCATCCAGATGGATGTCGTGACCGTCTTCTTCAAGATCAGGTCCTCGAACCCCAGGGGCTCTTTGCTGAACAACGTCTTGAAGACGTAGGGCTCAGCGAACTGAGCTCCCGTTGCGTGCCACTGACCCTCATAATCGCGGGCGATGTACACGGCGTCATTCACGAGGCAGATGCGCTCATACTTGTCCTCCACCTCGAACTCATACCCATACCGCCGACCGAACTCGTATATGAAGTCACGCGTCTCTTGCGAGGGTTTCGCGACCTTGATCGAGTCGGTCTTCACATGTAGAACATGCACGCCACGCTCCTCGAGCGCCTTCACAAGATCCACCATGAACAAAGCGCCGCGCTTGGCGACGATGTTGTCCTTGTTGCGTGGATCCCGGAACGGATTATCGAAATGAGCGGCCGTCAAACCATATACGATGTTGATCACGATCTTGAGGGCGTACGCGAGGTCGTCGAGCTCTTCCGGTGTGCCGTCCAAGAACGGGACGAGAGCGCCGTTGAGCATGCCACGAGCCTTCTCGAGGTCGCCGTGCTTGATTGCCAGGCGCGCCTCTTTGATCGCGGTGTAGTTCTTGGTGTATGGACCGAACAGGTTTAGGCGTTCGATCGAAGTCGGGTGCATTGAGGCAACGTCAAACACCTCCACGTCGAAATATACACCGGGATCGGCCAGTACGAGACCGCCCTCGCCGGTGGCGACCCCTCGGTACGTGCTCTTTCCGAACGAGTACTTGTACCCCGGGAATTCTTTCGAGAGATCGGTATAGACGAACTTGCTGACTGCATCACGATCCCCCTCGAAGAGGATCTTCGCCGCATGTTTGGCCGTCGGATCGTTCACTGACAGACCGGACAGCGCCGCAAGGATCTTCCGCGCCTTGAAGTCGGCAGCCCTGGAGTGAAACACGGCCTTGGTTGCCTTGACGTCGTTGACGCAATACGACGCCACCTTGTGCCAGAGTTCCTCAGGCACAGGCTCGTCCCAGGGCAGTCCTAGCTCGAGGTGGTGAATACCAAGGTCCAGTTCGAACCGTTTGAGAGACTGTTTGACACTTGAGAAGTCGTAAATATCGCTGTACGAGAGGTTATAAGCTTCCCGAAAGTAGCCGCTGCGCTCATTTGAAACGATGCGCTGTGACAATCTATACAGTCGTTCGTTATCATACCCAAGGTATCGTGCGTAAAGTACATGATTGTCGTACTTCCGGTTGTTGAAACCAATTAGCTTCATCCGAAGCAAGGGCTCAATTTCCTGCGGTGTGGGGTTGATCATCTGGACCGTCTGGTCCGAGTTTTCCCTCTCCCAGCAGACAATGAACAGATTCGGGAACACTTCAACGTCAAAGAAGACGATCGGGTCCGCACCGTCCGTGTTTGGCGGCTCTTCATGCTCGGACTTATAGGGAAACAACATCGCTCGGCTCATGCAGTCATGCGCGTGGTGTGTTGATGAAGCTGCCAAGGATATAACCGCTGGCTCTAGATCGCTGAGGTCATACTCGACACCCGACGCGTGAGCTTCAGTCAACAGCTTCTCTATGAAATCGATCGAGGGTTTCGTCGCCGAGTGCACCTCTTTGCGTAGAGCCTTCTCGACCGAGACGCGTAGTGTGCGCTCAGTGGTTACAATATCGTCACGTATCACACGCTGTTTCCTTTCTGGCAGCCCGCTGCTGATTGGCGAGATCGGTAGGCCGTTCGAGAACGTAAAGCGCCTGCGAAGAGACGCTTTACCCGTGAAGACCTTGACCTCGATGCCGGGTGCGTAGTCCCGACTCAGCTTGGTTACGTCGCCGTGGTAGATGTAATGCAGATGAACCCCGTTGCCGCCCTGAGAGAACTCGGCGTAGGTTGCCGGCCACTCAGCAGCGGCTTCGAGGTTTAGGTCACGGTTTTTCTCGCCGGTCTCGTCACGAAGGTCGAAGTCGATGACAATATGATTCTCCGCTGGGATGAGATAGTGCAGCTCCCGTTCATCCAGGTCGACAAGCTTGGTGGTTACTTCGTCCCATCTCCTGGCGGGGGTCCCAGCACTGCCGGCGTACTGGGCAGGCGCCAGACCGCAAACATCACTCAATCCCGACTTGCGCGATTCGAGTACAAGTTTGGGTTTGCCGGCAACCACGTTGGGCTTATTTCGCTCGAGCTTGTCCAGCCTAAAGTCCACATATACGCAGCGTCGGTTGTCGCCGCGGCAGACTGCTCGCTCCTGGTAGTCGTTGAAGTACTCCTTGAGTTCTTCCTGGAAGCGGTATCTGGGCATCTTGAATTGTAGCCCGCACTCGTCGACATACTCCTTGTACCAATCGTAGGCTTGTTTGAGTGTAACTCCATCCTCGGCTCCGGCAAACTGGTCAGAATATGACCTTACGAAGTCGAAGAACGGGTCGGTCTGCTCGATCATGGCCACGGGGACGTACTCGGAGTAGTAGTCCTTGCCGAGACGTCTGTAGACCTCGAGACAGTGCGCGGCGACAGCGCCCAGCTCGAACGGAAGACGCGCCACCGCCTGGTGATACTCGGCGACGGAGAGCCGTCTGCCGGTTGGATGGACGTCGATCAACCGCCGAATAATACCCGACTTGGCGTCGGTGATCTTGACGGGGCGGTTTGTCCCCATGAACAGGAACGCGCGAAGCCGAATATCGCGAGGCGCTTTGTACTTCTCATTGAGCGACATGACATCATGCCCCACTATCGAGTTCAACTTGGTGTTGTCTTCGATGCGGGACAAGTCGCCATCATGCTGAATACCCACGAGCGGGTTGTTCTTGAACACCTCGGCGGCGAACGCATTACCATTCGCGCCAAGCGCCTTGGCCTCGAAGGTTGTGGTATACCCTTCGAACAGTTGTTCGATGAGACCTATAATCGTAGACTTTCCCGTCCCGGCCTGGCCATAGAAGACCAGGAACTTCTGGATTTTACGCGCCTCACCGGCCAGGATCCCACCGATCGCCCATTCAAACTTCTCTCGCTCCTCCGGCAAATACAGTCTCTGAACGAGCAAGTCGTAGCTCGGTGTCCCACCGGGTTCAACGGAGTAGGGGAGCGCCCGTGTCGCGAACTTGGAGCGCTCCCTCTTATCCGATGCCCATGTGAGCTCCCCGTCCAAATCGTGGAAGTTGTCTGGTAGGCTCGACAAATATCGACGCCAACCGCTCCATGCCTGGGACGAGAAGTTCTGGAGCGAGTGGACAGTGACCGGGACTTCCTCTGGAAGATCCAGTTCGTCTCGGTACGCCCACAACTCCCGGTCTATGAGTTCTCTCGCTCGGTATTCGTCCGTGGACCAGAAGCCCGTGTCTGGGTCCCAGATTGCGAAGAACTCCTTGCCGCGGACCATGAGGTCCTGGCTTGGGAGAACAGAGAACGACGGGAAGACTTCGACAACTGTTTGCCGCTCTCCGCCGACGTTCTTCTGTTTCTCCCTGTGACAAACCTTGAAGAAGTCCATGGTTCCTCCTTATACTAGGTCTGTCCTACGCAAAATATACCCGCCCAGTTGGTCCCAAAGCGGGTCCTCCTGGCGGGTCGCAAGAAAGAAAGAGGCTTTACCGGTCACGGCTTCGTGCAGCCGCTTCCCAGCTTCCTCGCATGAGATCAGCCAGTCCTCATCAGAGAACTCGGCCAATCCCACATTGTCGAGGAACTCCCAGAACCAGCCGGCAAGCGGCTGTTCCGCGTCGGTACCAGACGCCCAGAACTCTGCTTGCTCGGCCAGTTCCAGGAGAACCTCCAGCCACGTTGGCTCCCGCCAATGCGCTATAACCCCGTGTTCTTCCGCTGCGCGGTAACGAATTTCATCAACGGCGTCCCGTCGATTCTCATCGTCTGCGCAACGCGGAACGAACTCCTCATGAGCGAGGAGATCGATCAAACACCGCCTACTGCGGCAAGGATTAAGGTCGCCCGGGTCAGCGACCTTACCATACAGCCAGTCGAAATATGACTGGTCCCCCACGCGCCTCACTCGCCCAGGACGTACTCCTTGTAGGAGTAGGGCACAGCCTGGACCTCGTAATCCACACCTACGTCCAGATTACGGATGTAGAGGTAGTCGTCCGGGTCCATCGTTCGGTAGCTTTCACCAATGAGCGAATCAGCCTCCGGGACAAGGTCCTCAGAGACGGTCGCAATGGTTTTGTCGAGACAGTAATAGAGAAGGGTTTCTGTCTCCGGTTGGGGGTTGTCGATGAACTCTCGCTCCGAGATTTCAAAGACCCCTCGTCCGGTGGGAGATACGGTAACATCAGCCTCCGGCTCAACCGTGTCATAGCTTTTCCGAGCCTCGGCTTCGTCATCAGTCTCCACCACGTCCTTCACCTCCTCTCTTTGGAGCTCCCCAGAAATGGGGGCGTCAGAAGTCTCCTCACGGAGCTCCCTATAGCGACGTTTGAATTCGCTGACCTCCTCGGCCACACGCTCTTCAAACGCTTCGTCATCCTTCGGCCGGGTAATAAAGCCAATGGCAGCGCCAATAGCCGCACCCGCCACGAAGGCGAGAATATGAGTCCACACAGGGTTTCTCCCTCGGAATCGACGTCAAAGGGCAGGAATGAGGTCGTAGATGACCCCATCAACATTGAAGTCCAGCACGACGCGATTGTCGTCGCCGGCCAGATATGCGCGAGCCGATGGCGACTCGTTCTCAAACACGCCGAAGCTGATCACACCGTCGCCCGGGACACGTCCGAGTTCAGCTGCGAGCTTCGCCATCTTAGGTTTCTCGTAATCCTTGATCCAGCCCACAAGGGCGGCGTCCTTGCTCATGGGCAAGCCGAGGGCCTTGTAGACGTCGTTCAGGAACACTACGCCTCGTGCGTTTAGCTCCTGGTTGAAATGGTTTTCGAGACTGCGCAGGGTGAGGAACTGAATGTCCCTATTCGCGCACCACTCCATGGCGTTCTCATCCCAGAGACGAGAATATGGCGAAGCCGCCATCCACTCGCCGCTCGAGGGAACGAGATGGTACGTCACGAGGCTTTCTTTTGTGCCGTCCTCGTGCTTGATTTTGGCCTTCTTGGCGCTGACCTCGTATGCAAACTCGTAGTCAGCGTCCTCGCCCAGCTTCTCACGAACACGAGACCTGTAGCGCTCAAGTGCCGCCTGCGCAGTCGCCGCGGCTGAGGTCATAGCGGCCAGACGCCCCTTGAGGACACCGGTGCCTGCCAGGATTGAAACGACCGAGGCCACCCCAGCCGCGACCGAGGGGCCGTAGATCTGAGTGAACGACCAGACGCCCTTGCCGATGACCCGGGCGTAGTCCTGAACCTTGTCTTCGCGGGTGTACTGCGGCGAACCCTCTGCTTTCTTGATCGTTTCGAGATCATGGACGATTTCAGCCTTGGCCGCTGAGTGCCACCGGACGCCCCGCCGGACAGCCACAACCGCTGCCCCGACGAGCCCCACAACCCCTGCTCCAATAAGGAGCTCAGGGCTGCGGAACTTTACTTTCTGAATAAGGTTGCTGCCAAACTTGGCGGCGGAGGAGAATATGCTCATGAGTTTTTACTTTCTTGAATAAGCCAGTTGAACTGTTTTCCCGAGGGCCCCATCCAGAACCCTCGGTGGTAGTTGACATCCGTGCCTTTGAGCATGCGGAACGCATTGATAACCGTACCTCCCGCGAAGCCCCAGTAGGCCCAGCTGGTCTTCCACGGAGCGGTAAGCCCGTCGCCACGGAATACACTCAGCTTGACCCCGTCCCCCGCCACTACAAGGTCCCTTTGCCCAGAGAGACGCGCGTCCAAGAAGTCCTGGATTGTGTCCTCAAGGCGCGACGCCGACAGCAACGCCACATATATGTCGCTCATCGGTTGTCCTTCCAGACCGTAATCACGGTCATCGCCGGTAGATCAGTGACTTGTACAGCTCCTCCGCGGACAACAGTCTCACGACCCACGGAGTAGTTTCGTACGACAGCTACTGTTTCGCCTATGCTGGCGGTCTTGAACGCGTCGGGTTCGTTGCTGGCGCACTCTGCATATTTCGGCGGTACAGGCTTCGGCTTCAGGGCGCGGACGATCACCCGCCAGGGCTTCGAGCGCCTCCAGAAACGATCCACGTAGCCCGTCTTGCCAGTGACGCGCTCGTAGTGGTCCAGGCCTTTCAGAATCTCCTGAGCCTCATCAAGAGGTAGCGCCTGTGTCTCGTAGTCAGGGTAGAGAATATGCTCCGGCGCCACCCGAACCTCCAGGTCGGCGCTCACATAACGCGTGGCAACTTTGACGCGTTCAACAAGTTTCGCCCCCAGCGGGTTGCTGATGACCTGAGGGGCATCGGCTTGGTCCATTTGCCAGGTGGTCATGTTAGTGCCTTTCTGTAGAATATGACGTGTTATGTTCAGGCTTTTTTGGACAGGAACCAGTCACGGCGGAACTCATTGTCGATCCAGTGATACCCGTAATCGGGCAAGTGGCAATCGTAGTAACTGAAGTCCGTCACGGTCTGCATGAGCTCATCCCAGTCCGTCCCAAAGTGTTTTGCGTCAAGACGTTTATTGTCGGTCAAGCCCTCGCCAGTGACTCGCAAAACGCACTCATCACCCTCGATGTACAGGTTCGAGTCGGGGTAGCGATCGATGATCGCGCCCAGAACTTTGTCCCGCTGCTTGCTTATCCAGATCTCTTCCATCTGATTGGTCGCCATTACTAATTCCTTTCCTTGAATTTCTTGATTCGGATGACGATATCGTCAGACGACTCAATCGTCGTGATAGACGTCGCCCAGACCATCTCCAGGCGATGTTTTGCGTACTCTCGGTCTGCTTCGATCATGCCGAGGGCGTCGTATGGCTCGGGAGGTACAGTTCGCTTGGTGCGCTTAGAGGACAACCCGCACCGCCCCCCGCTGAACATACCTGAGGTCGACGAGGAAAATCACACCGTCGTCTCTCTGGATAGACCTTGTCCAGCCTTCAGAATCGAAGATGGTCTCCATGATGTCCAATGCATAAACCAGGTCCGTCCAGTTGGGTGGGGGCTCTATCGCGTAACCCCTGGGCGCCCCATCCCGAGTTCGAATCGACAGGCGGACGCCGTCGAACTGATAACGCGCTGGTCCGGTCGTCATCTCCAGCACTTTACAGACTTCCGTAAAGACCAGGTCTTGCGCGTCTCCCGCATTCATAAACTTGAATTGTCGTTTGGTCATGATTTGCCTGCTTTCAGCGATTCGGCTCGATGGTTACCCACCACGTTCCGAGCTCAGGCACGATTATGGTGGTTGTGTATACGAATTTGCCAGAAGCGTGCGTGTACGTCATCATTGCGTCTGCCAGAGTACGCCAGTCTTCATCGTGATATTCTTTTGTCGCTTCCGTGGGTGGCCCGCCAATGGACGACGACACCGCGAGCGCCCAGCCGTCTCGACAGATATAGACAGGTGTGCCCGCTTCGATCAAGAACGGTAGCAGCGCCTTCGTGACCTCATACGAAGCTTCGTCTGGAGTTACGGCATGTATGTCTGTGATATCCATGTTACCTCCTTGGGTCGATCGAAATGGGTCGGGGCAGGTCAAGAATATACCCCGCTCGGGTCCGGCGTATGGCAGCGCCCCCGAGACGTTCCCAACCCCAGTCGTTGTCGGGGTGGTCCGTGGAGATGCCTGCGAGGTCGTAGAAATCGGCGACGGTCGCGACACCATAGGCGTCGATCAAGTCCATGAGCCGCTCAAGAACCAGGTCAGCCTCAGCGCGATCATTGAACACCACTTCGTCGAAGTTGTGTTGCGATTTGACGCGCGGGGACAGTTCTCGACGCGGATCGCGCATAGAGCCGTCGGATCGAGGGCGAGAATATGCGCCGTAGTCGGTCCGCCCGTACGACGAGCTTCTACCAACGGGATACCCCCGGCCGTCTCCATACAGCGCTCGGTTGAACATCGCTGCGGCTGCGTCTTTGACCATAGGAACGACGACATCGTATATGGCGTACTCGAAAAGTGCCCTACCTGTCTCGGCGACGAGGGCGCTTTTCAGCCGACTGCCGCGCTTCTCCGCGAGGCGGGCTTGAGCGACGGGCTGAATCTGTCTGGGTTGTTTACTGTTGCGGGAGTTAGGCTGTGGCATATCGGCAAGAGCCACGGTACAGCCTCCATTCAAAATCGTCTTCGGCTCCCCCGAGCCCGTCAAATCCTTCCTGCTTCAAGAGCCAGGAGACCAGATCGCGGATTCGTAAGAGCAGCAATTTCCAGTCGGTTAGCGTATTGACCGGCGGGTCCGCGACGTCGATTGGGCATACCTCGAGAACCCACGGACCATCAAAATACATAACCACAAGCTCGTTGGGTTGCTTGGAGTGGATATCCGTACACCACTGTCGGAGCACCCGTTCTGGGCGCCGGAAGCCTCTCTTGCTCATCAATCGCTGAGGATCAGGCCGAACAGATACACGACGAACACGGAGAGAGCGCATACGACAAACGCATACATGAAATCGTAGAAACCCATGATTACCTTTCTGAGAGAACGAAAACCCTACCACTAGGGCAGGGCGGTAGAAGGGATCAGCGGAAGAGCTTCGGAACGAAGGCGAACGCCTTAGATAGCTGCGGCGCAACGTGCTCCGCCACGACGATGACAACGACTGTCGCGATGGACGTGCACGCGCCAAGAATCGCGTCTCTGGAGAGTGGGCGCCGCGCCGGAGCAATACGCTCTTTAGCAGCAGCCAGCCTATCCAAGTCTGCGATCATCTGGTGGTACTCGTCGTACTTTAGTCCGTCTTCGTACATCGTACGGAGGTGCGATGCTATCGCATCATCAATGGTTACAGCTTCAGTAGAAGATTCCATATTATTCCTTTCTGTCACTATAGCAACAGAATATAAAGCTAATCGTACAGAATGATGCCGATCTCCAGCGGGGTCATCTTCAACCTTTCTGTTGAAACGAAAACCCTACCACTAGGGTAGGGTGCGAGAGGTCAAGGGCGGTTTTTCATGAACGCTTTACGCATCGATGAGTCGATAACCCAAGACGCGACGTATGCGCCAGCGGCCACGACCAGAGTCGCCCAGGGGCCAAGCTCTCTTTGTCCGTCATGTTCGGACATGAGAGTGCGGGCGCCAAAGCAGGCGACAGTGGCTGCGACGCCAGCGCTCACGGTTGCGCAGGCGATCGATTCAGCGAGGGGGCGTTCTGCGTAGATTTCAAAAGCCATAATTATTCCTTTCTGTCAATATAACCCCTGTCGAGATCACGCAGTCAGCTTGGCAGCCTCAGACATAGCGCCCGCGGGCAGAAGGCCGGTCGTGAATCGCTCAATCTCGTTAGGGTGCTCGAGCAGATCAGCCAGCACTGCATCGAGCGCTCCGCTGAACACGAAGTCGTTGGCGATCTCCTCAGTCTTGACAAACCGCTTGCCCTGGCGTTCGCCAACAGCGCGATGGAGAACGCGCCCGACCATCTCGAAGAGGTCGGTGAGGTCGTCCCCGACGTCAAGTTTACTGACTCGTTCGAGGTCTTTCTGGAGCGTGCCGTGGGATTCTTTTACCCAGGAGATGACTTCCGACCTAGTCAGGTGGAAGTAGTAAGTGCGCTTTTCAGGGCCGTCGAATCCGTCAATCGTAACTTCTTTCTTGATCATTTTGGGCTCCTTTTGCATGTGCGAAAGATGAAAGTGAAAGCGCCATTCTGTGCGCGCTCGGATTAGCAAAACCCTACCACTAGGGTAGGGTAAGAGGGGTCAGAGGAGAACGGCCTCGATCTCTTCGCGGATAGACCCGAGTCGGTTCTTGAGGCGCTGTGCCTCGCCCGAGTTCCTAAAAGTCAGAAGCTCATACAGCGCGTCGATGGTGTCGAGGTGCGCGTACATGTAGCGACTAGGATCGAGCTTGGCGATACCGTCAAGGATACCGTCAATCGTGTCGATGGTCCGGAAGGAGAGATGAGTGTTGTTCATAGTCAATTCCTTTCTGTCATTATACCACCCGTAAATAAAACCCTACCACTAGGGTAGGGCATGACGGAGAGAGGGGGGCTGTCAGAAGATCACTCGGCAACCTCGCCTTCGATTTCGAGAGGAGTTGCCTCACCGGTTGTCAGCTCGGCGGAGCAGGCGCGCGCCGTAACCACCTGGCAGGCAATTACGACAGCGGAGCCAGCAATCACGCCGGCGACAACTGGGTGAGCGGAGATCCAGTCTCGAATCCGGGAGACGATGGTGGTCTTAGGAGTTTCAGACATTTTATTCCTTTCTGTCATTATAATGTCGGAAAATATAACTCACCGCGTAACTCGGTACCACGTTGACAGCTCGCGAGCTCGGAGCGTGTGGTGACGTAGAGCGGTCTCAGCGCTCTGTTTTCGGACCTCGGGCAGCTTGTCGAACATTTCTCGCATCGCGCGGAGCTGAGTCTTGGCGCTGGCCAGCCATGAACCCGCACGGGGGAGATGCAGTTCTTTCCAGTTCGCCTCGCCCTCTACGCGTCGGAGGTCTCGTTCGTAGTACTGTACGTGCTCGGCAGAGCCGAGATAGTACATGACCAGCGCCTCTCGCTGGCCGTATTCATATTCCACAGTCGTCTCAGTAGATGCGGTCATATGTATGCGTTGGTCCCTTTTCGTAATCCAGAACAATGTATGGTCTGCCGTCGCCGGTCAGGTCGGCGGAGAAGCAAGGCTCGACGAGATGGTCACTGTTCCACCCGACGTCGTCCCCGTAACGGGTGCGTTCGAGGCCGAGCTGGTCATACAGGTCATTTATACTCGCGTACAGCGAGTTGTTAACCTGCGCGTTAAGCGTATTGATAGCCGCTCGGATGTCCTCCATTGAGGCAATGAAATATCGCCCTGAGTAAGCCTCAAAGCAGAGCTGCGTGCCTTCAGCGAGGTCGTCTGCGACAGGCGGCGCGATCTGAGTGTCTGCGACAGGTCGGGAAACAGCGTTCTGAATCTCTTCGCGCTGCTGTGGCGATACTGTTTCTTTGACGGCGGTCTTGAGCCGATCAAGCTGACTCTCAGCTACTGCTGTAGCGGCGGCCACAGACGCGATCCGTCGACCGAGCACGCCGTGGAGTCCGATGATTGACGCTCCAGTTACGGCCGCCACAGAGAGCGCAGGAACGAACTCTTTCCAGACCAGGGCGATCTTCTGTCGGAAAGGCGCCTCGCGAGCCTCGTTGCGGATCAGGATATCCTGGGCCTTGAGGGCGCCCTTGGCCGTGAAGAAGGCCGTCATACCAACCCCGACCAGGGCTGAGGATGTGAGAATATAAGGCGTCGCCGTACGTATGAGTTTGTGCCAATCAGTCATGGGTAAGGAGTTCTCCATTCTATATAGTACGTCACCACTCACGTATTACTTCGCGCTCGACAAATTCAATGGTCCGGCTGCGGTCCGACAGAGTGTCTTGGCGGCAAGTCGCAAAACGATAGCACAGTCTCGGCTGTGTTGTAGGTCCGTCCACCGACCACGATACGCGAGGAACCATTCGATCTATGAGCTCAGAGAACTCGTTGAAGTCTGCTTTGTCTTTTTCGAGACGCTGCGCAATAAAATGTTCGTCGCACCCTCGGGCCTTGAGCCGGTTATGGATAAGCATCGGGTGCGCGTAAAGAAGCACGACATTCATACTCTCTTCCAAAGCCCGCCGTGCCGAGACAGGGTCGCCTATCATGACGTAACGCACGTCTGACCGGAAACGGAGATCTCGCTTGCGAAAGCCATATTTCCACATCGCGCCGTGCGTCATGTATTCGCGCACGTAGTCAAGTTCGCCGCTGGCGTTACGAAGGTTGAATTCCGCTTCGCCGATCCATTCTGCGTACTCGTTGTTTTCCCCCGAGCGCCTCGGGCGAGTCGTCACGCTGCGGACCCATACGAATCCACGCTTTTCGAGAGCCCGTGCAAGCGAGGTTTTACCCGAGCAGGTGCCACCGATGAGGTAGAGGATGTTTTTGTTCATTGTGTAAACCTTTCTGGTAAGAGACGGTCAGAGAACCTTGAGGGTCACCTTGTCGCCCGGAGAGGCGGGTGCGTCAAGACTAAGCTGAGCATCGGCGCCGCCGAGACGGACCGTGCCGTTGATGTCGGCATCCTTGGCCTTGTAGTCGGCCTTGGACAGGCCGAGGAGGACACCAAGGAAAGTGCAGATCGCCGTGACGGACATGGCCACCTCGCCGGAGAAGCCCCAGCTCCACACCACTGCAAGAGCGCTGTAGAGAGTGGCCGTTGCGGGGAGGCCGATGAGCGTGCACCACTTCAGGGTGTCGTAGAGCCCGGCGGGAAGCCAGGCTTTGGGCTGCTGGCGCGATGCCTCCACGGCGGCCGCTAGCTGCTCGTCCCAGGCGTGCTGTGCGTCAGTCAATGTTGTTCCTTTCGTTAAAGAAAACCCTACCACTAGGGTAGGGCGAGAGAGTGGGTCAGAGTCTCCATAGGTCCCATAACATCCAGGCCAATGCGCTAAACATGAAGATCGCGACCGGCGCGATATACCATTGCCCTGTGGCGATTGCCGCAACGGACAGGGTCACTCCGAGAACGATCGACAGTGCGCCCATCAACATGGACATGAGATAGAGAAAATACATTCTGTTCCTTTCTGTCACTATAAGAGATGAAAAAAAATGGCTCACCGACGCCAAATGACACACCCTACGAAAACCCACAGAATGCCGGTCAGCGCAATCAGTATTTCTCCTTGGAGTAGCCCAGAAACCACCAAACCGCCACCAGCGCCTATGATGAAGGCGGATAGCGGGTTTTGAAGTTTGTACACATCGGTCCAATCTGTAGAGAACGAAAACCCTACCACTAGGGTAGGGCGTGAGAGAGGGTCAGTTCTTTCGGAACTCCCTCCATGCACGCATCGGCCACCTGTGCGTAAGCATGCGGCAGGCCAGGGCCCCCCAACCAATCCCAATCGCCCACGAGAGGGGCGACAGGATCGCGAAGGAGCCCAGGCACCACAAGGCGAACAGGATGCCGAGGACGATGCGGAAGGGGTTTTTTGTGAACATATTTTAATCCTTTCTGTCATTATAATGTCAGAAAATAAAACCCTACCGCCAGGGTAGGGTGAGAGGAATCAGTCGAGTTTGTCAATCAACCAGTCCCCAAGGGCGGTGATCCACCCGGCCTCGGCGACATCACCTAGCTTGAGGCGGGCTCGAAGGCGCTCGATTGCGTCCACGGATTTCTCCGCAAACCAGTAGGCGCCCTTGAGCATCCAGAACACAGCGGCGGGGAGTGCCAGGAGGAGGATCACCAGGACACTGAGGGTGTTGGCGGTGAGCTTTTTCATTTCGATTTCCTTTCTGTCGCTATAGCCTCAGAAAATAAAAACCCTACCACTAGGGTAGGGCGAGAGAGGTCAGTGAGCAGGTTCGAGCGCTTTATTCAAGCGCCCCCACACCCTGACGATGCGACGAGTCAGGGCAAAGCGGTCGTGGGCATTCAGAGCCTTACGGATCGTCTCCCACGCAGATACGACATAGATCATGTCGTTCAACGAGGCGGCGATTTCGTAGAGGTCTCTTTCGGCCAAGGCTCGCTCTGCCGAGTCAAGCAGGACGTCAAGAGCGGAAGCGATCCGATGATGGTGCTCGGTCCATTTTTTCATTTCATTTTCCTTTCTGTCACTATAACACTAGCAAAAAAAACCTAGCACTTGGCTAGGTTGAGAGAGAGGTCAACGTTCAACAAACAACGTTCCCATCTCGACTCGGTCCTGAGCGTTCCAGGCCTCGTAGCCGAAAAAGGCTCCGAAACCGACTGCGGTCAGGGCGAGAACGAGAATGAAGAAGATGGTCATGATAGTTCCTTTCTGTCACTATAAGCACTGTAAATAAAACCCTACCACTAGGGTAGGGCGAGAGAGGTGTCAGTTCGCTTTCATGATTCGGTCGTGGATCATCATGACCCGATTGCCGAAATCGAAGTTTTCTTCACGCACGAACTCCAGAGCGCTGATCGCGGGTTTGAGCTCCTGGAAGAGAGCTGCAAAGCCAACAACGGCCAACACACGGCGGAGGGTGTCGTCAGAGTCAAGGGCGTTTTCGATTTCATCGAGTCGAAGATCGTACTTCTTACGAATCTCTTCGTTAAGCATTCAAATTCCTTTCTGTCATTATACCACTAGCAAAAAAAACCTAGCACTTGGCTAGGTTGAGCGTGAGTCAGAAGCGAGCCATAACACGAGTGTATCGGCGGTAACCCTCCATGGTCTCCTCATAGTTGCGGATGTCTGCGCTAGGCATCTCGTCAAGTCCCTGCTCGAGACATTCTCGTGCGTGGATGGCAAGATGCATGGATTTCAGCCACATGCTTCTGTGGAGCAGTTGGAGAGTCGCCAGTCGAATCTTCGGCGTTACAAGCATGATAGTTCCTTTCTGTCACTATATGCTCTGTTATTCAGTTGTGTTTGTTGCAGATAGGGAGGTCGGCGACCTCATCCGCTATTTTTTTCGCTAACCCGTTGCCGCCCAGCGCCAAATATGGCGTGTACAGGTACTCCATGAAGCCCTTGTATTCGTCCTTGGTGATCCAGCCGCGTTCGATGTACCCCATACCAACGTGCGATATACGGTCGTACGCCAAACCGAGAAGAAGGTTAGTGCGCGCATCCTTCTCAGTGTCTTTCTTCGTCACATACCCCCAAAAACCAGCCGACGCGGCCAGAGCGCAGACAAGAGCGGTCACCACTTGAGTAATTCCCGCGATGATCGGTCCAAACGCGCCCTCCATGTCACGGCATCCCTATCAGGAAGTACGGCCGAACATAAACAGTCGTGTTGTCGATATACCATGCGTCAGGTACACCCGACCGGGAGACCCCACAGGCAACAGTGTTGGACTTGAGGTTTCGCAACCAGAATGGCTGGTTGCTGGCGCGCCTCCAAGGGGCGAGGCGGAACAGGTCGAACTGCACCTCATTGAAGCCGGCCTCGTGAGGGGTCTGCTGGCCATTCCAGGACCGTCCGAAGATCTGCGTTTCGGTAGGAAGGCCGAAATGCTGTACAACTAGCTCACTCGATGTGACATTCGCGCCCGTGAGCCCAGAAGACCAGCGCTCAGATATGCTGGGGACGTATGGGTCGAAGCCGCTGGCGCTCCATGCAGGCATGGCGTTGGTCCAGTCGGTCCTCGTCCAGACCCCCAGCCGCGAGCCTTTATAACCACCCAAAAGATTATCGTTGAGGCTGTACTGCGACTTGAACGCCACTTTCTCGGGCATGATGACCGCATGGTGAAAGTCTGGCGTACAGCAATCTGTCGCGACGACCACGTAGTTGAAATCACCGAGCTGCCAATAACTACCCACGCCGACGGTCGCGAACGTCCCGCTGTGAATATCGTTGTACTGGTCGGTGGTGATGCGTGCTCCGAGGCTGTTGTTACGAAGCCCGCCTTTCGCCTGCGTCTTTTCGAGGATCTCCACCCTCGGGACCAGTGCAGCGGCTTTGGCCGCGTTGGTCTCGGCAGTCGTCAACCGCGTTTCGTACTTCTGCGACTGCTCGAGTGCAGTTTTGGCCTTGGCGGCCACACCCTCAGCGGTCTGGCGAGCAGACGTAGCGTCCGCAACCGCCTGCTGGCTGTTCGTCAGAGCGGTCTTGGCCTGGTTCTCGGCGCTGGTGGCCTTGGCCAGGGCTGTGGAAATAGACCCGGCGTTTGGGGCTTTGCCCAACGCCGTTTCGGCCTCGGAGAGCCAGGTGGTGAACTTGGCTTTCGCCTCGCCGACGGTCTTGAGATCCTCGTCCACTTTCTTTATCGTATCTTCGGTCTTCTTCTGCAAGGCCGAGATCATGGTGTTGAGCTGGCCAATTACAGCGTCGACCGAGATGCTCTGGAGCGGCGCGGTGATGAACGGCGAATCTGTGGTGCCGACTGCCTGCTCGATATGCGCGGGTTCAACCGTGGTCGCGTTGGGCGGACGCCGAATATACGCGATGGGCATGTCTTTCATCATCGCGTGGTTTGTCATCGCCGGCTTTTGAGGGCTGGCGGAAGCGACACCCTGCACGTATTCCACGCCGTTCGCCCTCGAGCTCTTGTCGAAGCGGAGTACAACGGCGTCGATACGCGAGAGAGTCGCCGAGGTGTTGGACGCCGAGTTCATGTCGTGGTCCCCTGAGTTGTCTACCCAGGTTCCTCGACACCAGGCGCGCCCCGAACGGACTCGAATCTTGGCGCCGCCGACGGCGTCAACGCGGAAGGCCTCGCCTACGGCGTGGAATATACCATCGGTGATGATACCGTTGAACAACGCGCCGAACTGTTCCGCAGAATATGCTCGATCGCCAGACACGGCGTTGAAAAAGCCACTTGTAACGGCCATCATTCTCCTTAGGTTCTAGGCATGGGCTCGAGCCGGGGGTAGCCGCGATAGCCCTCGCCGGCGGTCCATGAATGCGTGTACTCCAGCACGCGGCAGCGCTGAAACTTGTCTTTCGTGCCCAGCATCACCCAGTCGCCAAGGTAGTAATGCCCGGTTTCACCGTAAATCCACGGCGACTGGGTTGGTGCTTCGCCTTCGATCTGGTCAAAGAGCTTGTGCTCGTAAATATAACTAAGACCGTAAGGCGTTAGGCCCTTCTGCTGCTCGTAGGTCTGATACGCCGCCTTGGTCCAGGCTACTGACGGCTGTGTAATGCCCTCGCGTCGCCCGATCCCCGATGGCGCACCGTTGTCCACTTCAAACCACACAGTGGCATTCGCGTCATCATGTGCCCCACGAAGGAATACATACGCGATGTTTTTGTGCGATAGCAGGTCCTTCTCATACACCATGTTGATCAGCGATTTTGTCGTATCGGTGAACACTACAGGGTTGGCTGTACCCGAGGCGCCAGTCAAGTCGCGCGTGCGGTAGAAGTTGATTGCGATTTGCTCGTCCTGGTGTAGACGTGTCCGCAGACCATTCTTGTGGAGAGTCGCGACGTAGACAGCAAAGTCGTGAAGCGTCTTACCGTCGGGGTCGTAATCCACGTGTCCGGCCATGTGATCGGGGGAGTCGAGCAGAAACTGAGGTATCTGACGAGCTGCCTGGGCATCCTTCCCGATACTCCAGTCCCAAGCATACTGGAATAACTCGTAGGCTGGAACACTATACGGAAGTACGAGCCCCTTGAGGACGCGATTCGCCAGGATTACTTCAGCGGTACGACCGGTGAGAACAATATACGGGTCTTGTCGGGTGCCCTCGTACCGCACCTTCTCCACATACATGGTCTCATTGGACACCGGAACACGCAGGAACTTCCCCAGGTAGTCGGTCGCTGACGACAGAGCCTCATACACACCGCCCCAAAGCTTCAACTCGAACTGCCCCGGGTCCTGATACCGCTCGGTCCAGATGAACGACGACCATTGCGACTTGGTGATGGCGCCTACGGGATTGAGCTTCTCGTCCAACACGCGGATAAAGTCAATGTCTCGTTGCATCACACCCCCATGAACAGCGGCGAATACATAAGGTCCACCTTACTGAACGCTGTATTCGCGTTACCGTATGTCGTAGCTATTTCGATCGGGTTTGCCCCCGGGTAAAGTGTGGGCCATACCGACCCAAACTCCACCATGCCCGTTGCGAGGACACGCTGCCCATTTTGACGCCACACTACGGCGTATAGGTTATCCTCACGAGCATCGATCTCGAGCGTATCGCCTACGCCAGGCGTGTAGCCCATGACGCGTTTGTAGATGTTGAAGTCCAACTTCCAGGTTTCGCCCCGGGCATGGTTTGTCACGGACAGAGTGCCCGGATTGTCCGCTAGAACGAACCTCATCAGCGCTCCTGTTGGGGCGTCACCCGAATAATCGACAGTCACGATACCTGTCTTGACCAAGTTGCCGAACATTTTGTCAGGCGGGGTGGATATTGGGAACGTGAACGACGATGTGGCCGCTCGAAACTCGACGCCCGCAGCGGCGTAACCCTCGATCTGCCGGAAATACGGCCGAGGACAAACCATGCTAATCTGTACAGTTTGCTGAGGCGTAAATATGCCTGGGGCGAGGGTCTCCACATACCCGTCAATAGTGTACGTGCGCTTCTCGGTCCGAACATCCAGCCGGATACGCTGTTTCACAGGGAACGCGCGGTACAACAGCCGGCGTTTCTCCTGCGGGTTCGCCCCGGGGAGGACGAAATCGATTGTGATGTTGCGCTGACCAACCTGGATACCGGTCGGAAAAGACCCGTCGACGTTGTACACCGTTTCCATATGGAGGGAGGCCGCGGCTGGCCCGAGACCGTCGATCTGACTGATGACAATCCCGGACTCGTCCGCTCCTTCCAGATTGAACGTGTACGCGTCGGCGCCTGGGGGATATGAAACGATCCCTGTGATCATAGCCTTGCCTCTTCGAGCTGACGCAGCTGGTTGCGAGTTTGACGGTAGATCGTCATCGCGTCCAGCGTTTCTGGCGAATGGTTGTTCTGTGTGAACTCAACATTGGTCGTATTCGTAACCTTCTGCACAACGGGCTCACGGTTCTGCTGGCGATTTGCCGGGTTGGCCTGAGCTGCTCCTGCGGAGAGACGCATGGCAACTGGTCCGAACAGACTGTTCAGGCTCTCAGCAGACGCGCGAGCCTCGTCCAGGTTCACCACAGGTGTCACCATCGGACGCAACTCCAGGTCCATTTCCTCGGGGTCGAGGTTCTTGAAGACATCTTCCACGGCGTCGACCAGTGCCTGCGCCACGCCGTCTGTTGCCCGAATGGCGTTATCGCCACCGTCTTGCACGCCGAGGCTCAGCCCCTCCATCATGTAGCCGCCAATTTGACGGAACACGCGAGAAGGCGACCGGATACCAAGCATCCTCTTGACCCCGTCGACGATCCCCTTGAAGAAGTTCGAAACCATGTCGGTGAACCACTTGACGGCGGCCTTAATGCCGTTCCAGATTCCCTCGACGATGGCTTTACCGATGTTGATCAGGAACTCACCGACGTTTTTAACGGCGCCGGCAATAGCGTCCCACAGAGCTCGGATAACGGCTCCGCCAAGGCGAGACATCGCGGCTAGGAGATTCTGATGGTTGTTGTCGATCGCGTCGGCCATCCCGTTGCAGAGGTCGATCATGGCCTTCATGCCAGCGTCGACAATCTTCGGAATGCCTTCCCCGATGCCCCGAACGAACTCCGCGATGATTTCAGCCGTTGTGACTGTGATTTCCCGGATATTGTCGCGGATGCCGCGCAGCAGCGCCATGATCAGCTTGATGCCGGCATCAACAATCTTCGGCGCGCTATCGGCGAGAACCAGACAGGCTGCCGTGACCAGAGCAATCAGGAGCTCGGCCACTTTGGGCGTGGCGTCGATGAGCACCTGAAGAATCGACACGATGATTGCCGAGAAGCCTTCCGAGATCGGCCCCGTGTTCTCGGCCAGGACCTGGAGAAACGCTATGAACGCCTCGGCCAGCTTTTGCGCCATGAATGGCAGTGTCGAGATCAGCGATAGGACCGCCGATGTCAACACCTGTATGCCGGCGCCACCTGCTGCGCCCAGAGTTGCCAGTCCTACGCCGAGCGCCAACACCCCAAGGCCGAACACTGCTACGGCAGCAGCGAAGGTCAGAAGCGCCAGAGCAAGGGCTTGCATCGGGGCGATGGCTTTGCTGACTAGAAGCGAGGCGCCAGCCAAAGCCAGTAGCGCGACGACGATCGCGCCGACACCAACCGCGACAACACCTAGCCCCGCGGAACCGAGCAACAGAATGGATGGGACCAACATTCCGATAGCAGCGGCCATCAGGATAAGCGACGCAGCAGCCCGAGGACTAGCCTTGAACTTGCTGATCAGAATCATCGCGCCAGCCATGGCCGCGATGGCCACAACCAGGCCCGTCAGCCCCTGCGCAAGCTTCCAGACATCCATCTCGCCAAGCCGCTGAACCACACCAGCCACAAAAGACAGCGCCAAGCCGAGGGCGAGTAGTCCCGCGCCGCCCGGCAGAGCGTCCTCGTCCAGCCTCTTCAGAGCAAAGACGACCGTGAAGAGAACCATAGCCAGCGCTTTGAAGCCCTGCTCGAGGACTTCGATCTTCATGGTACCGAAGCGCTCAACGACACCCGCCAAACGCTCCATGGAGACAGCCATACCGATAAGGCCGACGCCACTGGAGCCGCTGAAGTTGCTGCCCTTGGTGAGCTTCATGAAGCCGCCCATAGCGGCAAGAATCGCCGAGATGGCTACGACGCCTTGAGCGGCCTGTTTGAGTGGGAGTTTACCGACCTTCTCTATCGCAAAGGCCAGGATCAGCATCGCCCCGGCCATGGCCAGAAGTTGCCCCGAAGACTCCTTCTTGAAGCCATCGAAGTTGGCGGACTCCATGAACAGCACAAGGCCACCGAGTACGATAGCAAATGCTGCTAGGCCTTTGGCGAGGTCCTGCCAGCGAAGAGTGCCCATCATTTTGACGGCTTGCGCCACAACGAGAAGCGCAACTCCGAGCGCGATCAAACCAAGCGCGGTCTTGCCCAGCTTTTCGTTCGCCGGCATCTTGTCCACGGCGAGTATAAGCCCAACCGTGGCGGATCGTATCGCGAACAGACCCTTGGCTAGATTCCAGGGGTCCATATTGCCCAGTTTCTCGACCGATCGGGCCAGGAGCCCGACTGCTACGCCCAGAAGAACCAAGCCGGCTGCGAGTTTGACGAACTCAGTGCCGCCAAGACCCTCCATCTTGGACATGACCCACAGCATACCCGCGATCTCGCCAAGCAAGACCGAGAGCGCCCCGAGGCCGATGGTGAGTTTGAGAGGATCGACCTTCGACAGACCCCACACAGCCAGTGCGAGAACGCCAACTGCTAGGGCTATCGAGAGAAGCGCCTTGGCCTTGACTGCGCCAGTGAGTGCCTTCAGGTGGTCACGAACAGCATCGATGACTTTGCCGAACTTCTCGACGGCGTCATTCATCGACTTCAGGTTCTTCTTGACCTTCTTGGCGATCCCTGCGAGTCGCTGGACAAGGACGAAGAGCCCAGCGCCAATTCCCGCACCAAGTGTGAGGTTGGTCCCGGCTAGCAGCTGGTTGTACTGCTCGCCTCCTGTGTCAACTCCTTGCTTGACCTGGGCCGTCTTGAACTTCTTGTACTCTCGCGTGGCGTCTTCCCACGCCTGACGAACGCGGCGAGAGAACTCCTCAGCAGCGCGGGCGACGGACTCGAACCAGTTCTTGAGCGTTTCGAAGCCCGCCATGCCGCCGGCGGCGGTTACAGCGCCTATTTTACCAAGCTCGGCGTTGGTCGCATCTGCTGCTTCTTTGGCCCGGGGGACCAAATATGCTTTCAGCTCCTCGAGCTTAGCCTGCGTCAGCTTGACGAACTCACCCAGCCCCCGCCATGCATCAGTTCCGAACTTCGCGATGGCCTGGCCGGCCTGAATGAAATACGGCGTGGCGACAGCGACGAGCCAATGGACCCAGTCGCCGAACTTCTGGACCTGCTTGAGGAAGAAGTCAGATTCCTTGGCAGAGTTGTGAAGGTTCGTAATCCAGTCTGCGAGCCCAGCAACGAATTCGAGAATTGTACCGTTTCCGCGGGGGAGGAGCGAGAATAGTTCATTGAAAAGCGCTCCGAACCCTTTGGCAACAGCCACGACTGCCTGCGTGACCAGGCCGAAGACCGAGAACAGACCCTGAAATATGCGTTTCAGTTTCTGAGCATTGGGCTCAGACAGAATGAGTCCCTGTGTGAGGCGTTCCAGTCCATGGGATATAGCCGCGAGCGTCGTACCCATGGCCGGCGGGAACACAGCGTGCCAAGCGTCTCGTATCGGGCCCAGGATACGCCCGATGCCGACCAGCACATTCTTCAGCGCATTGACTACCGCGGTTCGGCCACCCAAGTCTTTCCACTGCTGCCACATTTGGTTACGAGCATCAGCAGACTCGCCGATGACCTTGCCCAGTGTGTCAGAGAGCCATGTGAACAGCTCCTTGGCTTCTTCAAAGTCGCCAAATATGATACGCCAGGTCTGCGCCCAGCCAGTACCCTGCGCTTCGGCAAGGGTCTCCATGAGCTGGGTTGCGGTCTTAACCTCAGTGGCGGCTTTGAACGCGGTCTGCCCGAGCTTCTCGTAGTAGGTTGCCTGTTCTTCGGTGTAGCCCTTGGCAAGGAGGTCCGCCTTGGTCAGCGAGCCAGTCATGACCTCGAGGGCTTGGGTAAAGACGTCGGCCGTCAACCAGCCGCCCTTGAGCGATTCGCGGAACGTCTTGTTCTTGAACATCGACTTCGACTTCTTGTCGAGTTTGTCGATGACACCCATGGCCACGGCAGTGTCTTTTGCCAACTCCTGGAACTGCTTACCGCCCATGCCGGCCTGCTCTAGGGATATCCAGTCCTGTAGAGCGACGCGACCCGAAGCCATGGCCTGCGACATCTGATACATCGCTGCCGAGGCCTTCTGGCTATTGGTGCCAGTTAGAGCGGCCAGGTTGGACAAACCCTTGATCGACTTCACAGCCGGTTCGAGTTTCACACCGGCCGCGGTGAACGTGCCGATGTTCCGAGTCATCTCGGTGAAATTGTAGATCGTCTTGTCAGCGTAGTCGTTCAGCTGGTCAAGGTACTTGTTGACGATGCTGACATTTGTGCCCTCTTTGATCGTGTTCGCGAGGATGGTCTGGACCGCGTTAATCTGGGTCTCGTACTCGCGGAATCCGTCAGTGGGGGCATTGAAGACGAGGTTCTTCGTCCACTGGAGCGCAGAGTCGACCACCTTGGACGTGATATTCGCCAGGGCGGTAATCGCCGCAACCTCAAACGCCTTGAACCCGGTGCGGGCCTTCTCCACGCCCTCAAGGAGTGGTTCCATTTTGACGTTTTTGGCGGCGTCGGAGACCGCCGCCAGGGAGGCCGTGGCCTTGTCGAAGTTCAGAGCGTTGTTGAAGTTCTTCAGCGAGGCCTGAGTCTGCTTGATCCCTTGCTCAAACTGCTTGTTGTCGAACTTCATCGAGACTATGCGTTCGTCAAGTTTGCTCATGGGGCGTTAGTCACCACCTTCCACACATCGTCTGCAATCTTGTCCATGATTGGTTGGATCGCACGGGGTATGTACGACCGTCCTCGAACCCAGCCGCCTGTGCCTGTAGCGTGACCGTACTCGAGAATGATAGCGATTGGGACGCCTTTTTGGCGGTTGCTGTTCGTCCAGGAAATACCCCAAACGCCGTCTTTTTGCTCCACCTTGTACCCCCAGGCAGCGGCTGTTGCGCCGGACTGCTTGGGGGTGGCGGCGGCCAGAGCCTGAACGCCGGCTTGCCCGAAGGCTTCCAGCCGCGATCGTATGTCGGGCTTCAGGATCTTCGCCAGAAACTGTTGTGTGCGAGAGAAATCGCCGCTATGACTTACGCTGAGCACGGAGTCGCTCCTCGGTTTCAGCGCGGCGTTTTTCGTTGACGCTGCGGTACCGATTCAGTGTCTCCATTCGGGACTCTTTTTGCTTCTTCGGATTCTGCTGGATGCCACACACACGTATCAACGTCGTCAGCCGGTTGAGATTCCAATGCTGGCACTCGAACGGTATACGATAGGCAACCATCCAGCCATAGATCTCCTCGGACGTGATCGCTTTGGGCGAAGACGACTCACCGCCTCGGAACGTAGTAGCGGTATGCGGGTCGTCAATGTATTCGGTGATAGACTGGAGCTGTTCCGAAGTCAAACGCTGGAGCGTTTCATCGTGCAGAAACCCGCCCGCCATGCAGCGGAGGTAGTCTTTCACCATCTCGGGTGTGCGCTTTTCCAGAGTTAGGAAAGGCAGCTTCCATTTTGACTCCCAGTCAGCTAGTGCCGCCAACGAATGCTCAAGCCGCAATACTGTAGGCTCGGTTGTTTGAAACTCGCCGGTGGCTTCGTCGTAATGGTCTCCGCCTGGCACCACAAGCTCAAGCATTCGTTAACGGTCCTCTCTTACTGGACGAGCGCCTTGATCTCGTCAGGGGTGAGCAGCTTCGGCGCAACGCCGTCAGTGCCACCCTGGCTCGTCGGGTCCTTGCCGTAGAGGGCTTCACGGACCTTCTTCATCTTCTCCTCGCCGACGCGCGAGGAGCGGATGATAAGGTGCGCCGTCGGGGCGTGGCCGGCGACGTTGGTCTGCTCAGTCGCGAACTCCCACGAGAGAGTGGTGGGCTCGGGAGACTCGTTCAGGGTCTCGTTGTCGGCGGAGCTCGGCGCGGCCTTGCAGCCGTACGCAATGTGAATCTCCTCGCCGAAGTCGAAGCCCTTGACATCGTTACCGACCTTGGTCCGCCAGCAGAGGGCGAACTTGCGCCGAGTCTGCTGGGTAATGGCAATGCCGGGGGCGAGCTCGGCTTCACCGTCACAGACGTCGAACTCGGGCGGCGACTGGAACGCCTCAATGGTACCCTTGAACTTCTCAGGAGAAGTAACAACGGCGTAGACACGGTTGTCCGCGTACTTCTCGGTCGCCTCGGCGCCCTCGGGCGACTGGCTGACCTTGGTGAGGCCATTCCAGGCGACACCCTCGCCGTAAGCACCCTGATCGTTCATCACGAACAGAACACCGCGGTCGGCACCGCCCTTGTAGAAGCGCTCACCGTCCTTATCCCAAACCAGTGCAGCTTTGGCCACAATGGCTCCTTTCGTTAGTCGCTGTAGACATACAGAACGTCATGGTAGACGTTGTTCACAGCGTAATGTCGGTTGTACGTGGCCCATGGAAGCGAAAGAACGTGATCAGTCGCATCGAAATCGGGATCGGTGTAGAGAACCACTACCTGATACCGATCAAACGACTTATACACACTATCATCCGCCCGCAAAAGCTCACGGTCAGTCTTGCTATAGATGATACACGGGTACTCGAGCTTCACAGAAGGGGGCGGTTGGTAATAGACCCGCTTGGACCCCAGCGCAAGCTCAAGCTGCTTATGGAGCTTCTGCCGCTGGCCCATTGTAAACCTTTCCCACGGTGAGCACGAGGCGGGGGCGACGGGCCTCGATGTAGTTGACACGCCAACGCGCGCCGCCCCACACAACGTAACGGATGTTGACAAAGTTCTTGAGCGCGTACGCGTCCATCACGATGGAGAACTCATGTGACATGACCAGATCGTCGTTCAAGTTCTCTGTCGTTTCCCAGCGACGGGCAGCGCGGTTCACATCGCCCCGGGCTTTGCGCTCGACGATCTTTTCCGCGAAGACCCCGTCGCCTTTGTCAACGTACTCGGCGTACCCTATGTTACCAATAAATCGTGCCATTTTGACGTCAGGCGCGCTTGCGCTCCAGGACGACAGCCGACTTCGGGGTGGTCAGAGCGCCAGACATGAAGATCTCGTACAGGTACTTCATCTGGTTGAAATCGATGTCGAAGAAATCAAAGTAGGAAATCTCCCCTCCGGAGTCGTTGCCCACGGTGTAGTCGCCGAGGTTGACCACGATGCCGATGAGGTCCACCTGGTCAGTCCCGACGGTGCGCTTTGCGCCATCGAAGAGCGGGACCTCGACGATGCGACCGACGCGCATACGACGAGCGAGGACATCGTCCGTCGGGAACATGTATGCGCCGTTCTTGTCCTTGATGAGCTGAAGGTCAACCATGGTGTCGGGAGAGACGAACAGAGTCGGCGAGCCCTTACCGCGGTAATCGGTCATAGCGCGAGTGACGCTCTCGACAAGATCAATACCTTCAACCGTCTTGTCCAAGGTCTTGTGGATCGAGTACAGCTCGTCGTCGGTCCAGATCGGGCGGAGCTTCTCCGGGTCGATCTTGTCCGCGTGCCCGGCGGTACGGCCGTCACCGATCAGAATCGCGCGAGCGAACTCCTCGTCCAGCATGATACGCATTTCCTGCTTGACGAAGTCGATCACGCGGAGGTTGGTGGCCTCGATGATGTCCTGACGGTCGAACTTCTGCTTCTTGTAGATCCAGGTCGGGTAGGTCTCGCGCTTCAGCAGCTTGAAGACTTCCTCAACCTTCTTGGCGCCCTTGGTGTAACCCTTCGCTCGAGCCTCGTCCGCCGTGATGTCAGCGTGCAGGCTCTTGACCCGGCCGTGCGGGAAGCGGCGGATGCCGCCGAGAACGTCGCTCACCCATTCCGTGCGGCGCTTGATAAAGTCCGGCTTGTCGGAGACGGCTGTAGCCTCGGGGAACAGGTACTCGATCTTGTCGATGCCGTACTGAGCGGCGTGCTGAAGAACGGTCGTGCTGAACTTGCCGCCGTTCTCGAGGGCCGCCTTGCACATGGCGTTGATCTGCTCGCCAGTCATGGTGTGCTTCAGCTCATTGGAGGGGGCGTTCCCCTGGAAGACGTTGTGAGTCAACTCGGTGTCCTTCGTGTCAGAGTGTTTGATGTCTTCGGCGGGCGAGTCGCTATGCTCAGCGTCCGCTGCGGGCGGTGCATCGTCGCCCTCTTCGTCGTCGAGCTTTCCTTCCGCAGCCTGCTCCACGAGCCAGGCCACGACATTCTTCTGCTCGTCATTCATCGTGTCGAGGATGTCGGCAACGGTCTTCTCGCCGCCGGAATCCTCCGCTTCAGTCTCGTCTGCATGCTGAATCTGGGCACCAAACGACATAAGCGCCTCTCCTTCCAGTTCTTCACTCATGCCATCAGAGTGGGTGAGGTAGACCTCGTCGATGCGGGCCTCAGGATTGGCACCAACCAGTACGAGAGACACCTCGACGAGCTCGCCGTGCATGACAGTGGCGCCCTGCTGCTTAAGATCCTTGGCGTAGATCGACAGCGAATTGAGATCGCCGTGCTTCACCAGTTCTCGCGCCGTATCGGCAGCGGGGGTGTTGTTGAATGCGCAGAGAGCATACACACCGTCATCGCGGTGCTGGAGCTGGGCTCGACCGAGGATGTTCTCCATGGCTTTGCCTCGGTGCTCCCACACCAGAGGAAGCGTCGCGCCATCCTGATGCTTGAACGCGCCGGGCGCAATAGTTCGGCCATCCGAGCACAAAACATTGGCCCGTGTGGCGTATCCAGAAAAGTCTGGTTTCATTTTGACCTTTCGTTACGGGACGTCCACAGGGGGCGTCGTGTCTTCGACCGGGAGGTTTGGATTCCGCAGCTTGTCTGCATCCGGATCGGGCGCAGGGGGCAGCCCAAGAACAGGCCTGAACTCGTTGGCGGTGACGATTTGGTTACGAATCAGTTTGTCTGCGAGTTCGGCCAGTTCCGAGACAGGAACGAGCGCGAACGGGTCACTGAACGTTGCCAAGTCGTGCCCCAACCCCCGAGCGGTCTTAGTGAGAAACTTTCGCCGAAGCTCTTCCACAACCGCCTCGACGAGCGGCTTTATCGTGCGCTGACGGTAGTTCATCATTGCAGTCTCGTCTGCGGTGCCCGCAAGAACCTCTTCGGTCACTCCGAGCTCAGCGTGGAGCCGCTTGGTGAGATACTCGATCTGGGTGAGCAGCGTGTTCTCAACTGGTCGGTTGAGCTGAGTGATCTTCTCTGTGGCATCGGCGTATGCGATACCGTACTTGGACCCGGTGAGCTGCTCAGTGATCTCAGACAGCCGCTGTTTGGCCTGCGCCTTTCGAGCGTCAGTCCGAACCACGTACGGAAGCTGGAAGATGAGATCAAGCTTGTTTGCTGCTGCGGCCTCATCCGCGCTATCGAGAAGCGCGAGCTTTCGCGAGAGCCGCTGGAAGGTGGAGTTCGGTGCATTGAGGATGGCGTAGAGCGGCGACTCTACAATACCGACCAGCCTCTTCGGAAGATCGATCTCATCAAGCTCGCCTTTTTCGGGATTGAAGAGTTTCACCCGAACATATTCGGGGAACCACTCGATTACCTCGCCGACTCGGATCGTTTTGATGTCATATGAATCCGATTTTGACGGATCCAGGCTTGTGTCCACCGGTACGATCGCACAGACACCCTTGTTCAAGAGCGTCTGGAAGATGTCCATCCGAAGTGCCTGAGCGCTCTGATCAAGGTTGCCCTCGACGTTCAAACAGTTGTGCAGGCCGTCGGCGATAACCTCATCAACCTGCCCTTTTGCGTTCTTCTTGACATGGCGAATGCGCACATCGGCGCAGTCCATGGCGATTCGCGTCTTGACTGCGGCCAGAACGCTCAGCTCGGAGCTGATATACGTGTGCGGGATCTGTGTTCGACCGTATCGCCCGAACGAGCGGGGGTCTTCAATACGCGGTCGTCGGAAGGCGTTCCACGCGTGGCGAAGTCGTTCGCCAAAAGACGCCATCGCGCCTCCTTTTCTACTCGAATGCGTCGCGGTGTAGCTTGAATGCGACGAACGCATCCATCAGCGCTGCTACCGCGTCGACTTTGTCTTCAGCCCGTTTCTTCATCAGCTTGCGGTTACCGTTGGTGTCCTCCATGGTGATCGCGTTGCCGAGACAGAAGGACATCAACGCCTCATCGAAGAGCAGCTGGCGCCGCGAAGCAAAGGTCTTGAGCTCGCCTAGTGGCACGGACTCGGTGCGGGCCCCCTGCGGGACCTTCTCAATCCCGTACGGGCCGTTCTCTGTCTCCCAGCGTCCTATGAACTCTTTCGCGTTGTACGGGTCGTAGCCCACCGCACGAACGTCGTACGAATTCTCTTCAATGAAACGCTCGAGATCGTCATATACCGCTCGATCGACCTCCAGCATCGTGCCGGGGAGCACCACGAGAGAGCCCTCGTCCAGAAACTCTTGGTACTTGAGTCTGAGCGCAGCGTGAAGCTTGTCAAGGGTAACCTCCGTTATGTATGAGCGTGTTTTAACACCGAAGCCGCCTCCGGGTAGCGGGAAAAGGAACGTGAAAGAACAGAAGTCATCGCCCCGGGACAGATCCGCACCCATTGCGCACGGCATCTTCCAGAAGTTCTTCGGCGAATGCGGCTGGACCTCCTCGTATGTGAAGAAGTACGTGAATCCCTCGAGGGGTAGGCCAAACCGCTTGGCCAGAATATCGTTTCGGGCGGACGGGACCTGCTCTGCGCGTTCAACGTCTCGCTGGTAGGCGTCATAGGAGACGGTAATACCAATGTTGGGCTGGGCCTTGACCCACATGCGGGGGTCTGCGACCTCTTCGACATTGTCCAGCTTGTAATGCCAGATTGAGACATGCGGAGCCGTCATCTCACCACGGAGAATCTTGGCCAGCTCCAGCTTCTGTGCATCGCCGGCGCCGTTTCGCACCGTGCCCTCGGACGAGATCGCGATGATGCTGTACTCTTCATGCTTCGACGCGCCTTGCTCAAGGGCACCAATCACGTTCTCACGAACGTCGCCAGAGAGCCATTCGTCAACTGTATTGTATTTTGACCTAAGACTCTGGAGACGGTCGATCGACATCGGACGAATCTCGATTAGAGAGTTCGTCAAGAAGTTCTGCACGCCCATCTTGGTCGGGGCGAGCTTCTGGCGCTGAGCGGGATCGCCTGATGTGTTCTTGTTCGATCCGTGCGTCAGCATCTTGAACAGCGGCCCTCTGGCGCGCGTGACGGCAGTGCGAATCGGCGACAAAACCTCATCGGCTTGGCGCATGGTCGGCGCGGTCACGATCTGATGGGTCGTGCTCGTGTCGACGTTGAGCCAGTAGGCCTGCCAGGTAGAGGCGTACATCGACTTGGCGCCGCCTCGGGCGACAATGATGTACTGCTTCTTGGTCAGCCGTACCTTCTTGCGTCTCCGCTCGTAGTGCCCGCCAGGACCATCAGGGTTCGAGACAAAGACCGTGCGCTCTGTGAAGTAATACCAGCCCCACAACTGCTCGGCCCACAACTTGAAAGTGTCGAGCAGATGCAGATCCGCACCGTCAGTAGTCGTAAGCTCTGCCTCGCAGTACTTGACGTAGCCGTCGATCGCTGAGTCGTCGAAGTACATGTTTGGGTCGGCGATAAGGGCGTCGATTCGGTTCATCTCCTGCGAAATCTCTTCGCATACGGGTATCTCCCCTCGGATCACCTTCTCGCGGAACTGCCCGTAGTAGTACGGCGTCGCCGTGTTTGACAACGCCATACCCTACCTCTTTCGCGGTTTCACAATCCGGCCGTTTTCATCGATGACGCTTCCGCGCTCGAACATGTAGTCACCGTACTGGTCATAAATCTTCTTGTTCGTGTCGCGAGTCGTGGCCGTGGGGCCGTCCCATGTCCGTTTGAACTCGGATGCCATGTTGTTCCAGCGGCGACGGAACCAGCCGTTACCGTAGCTCTTGGCGCTGCTACCTCCGCCGCCTGAAGGTTTTGGGGGTTTTGGCGCTACCGGCAGATTTTGTGTTGCAGTGGGCGACGAACCAGATGGCTTCGACTTGGTCGTGCCACCCCCGCCGCTCTTGCTGGCGCGAGCCTGCGTCATAGCCATATCGAGATACTGGCGCGCCGTCTTCGAGATAAGACCAGCCGCAACGCCGGCTGCCTCCGCACTCAGCTTGTCGCCGACACGCGACATGAACTTCTGAAAGCCTGAGCGCGTCAGTTTGGCGTACTCGGCATCCATTTTGATCCGCTCAATTGTGGCTTTAAGCTGCTTGTCTGAGATCGCAGCGGTCTGCTTGCCGCGGATCAGACCCGATGTGGGAGACTCCTTAGGTTTTCCGCCGTTCTTGTCAACAACCAGCTCGACTTTAGGCTTCTGGGGCTTGTAGAGTGTGTCAACCATACCCACATTTGGGTTGGCTTTGCGCCGCGCAAGACGCCCCAGAATACCGCTTCCGGACGAACGACGGTCTTTGCGGACGCCCCACTTCATCCCCTTGACGCCGTGGTGCGCTAGGGTAGAGGTTTCCATTGATCTACACCTCCTTTGTAGCGACTATAATGTACTGTGATCCGCCAGGACAACTCGTCAAGCTGATGCTGTAGGGCCGACACCAAAAATGCATTTTGCGGCGGGTCAAACAGCTGCCGTACCTTGAGATAAACGAAGGGTTTGATCTCTGGCGGGTTCGCCGGGCCAAGCAACTGGGGCCAGGTAACTGCCTGATCCTCGACGGTCCCTCTAGTTGGTGCGCCCAACATCTCAAGGGTGCTTAGCGCAGAGTTGACATAGATCTTAAGCTCTTCATCGAAGTCGTAGTTATTCCACTCGATGCCGAGCATTGCCTTGACATCGGCCAAAACGCTCATGTAGCCTTCTTCCCCCAGAGGACGGTGTCCCCCGGTAGACGTGCGACGAGCGGCTTTGGCAGTAGCCCATCGTCTCCGTAATGTATTGCCTGGTGTGTTCGCATACTCACGCTGATCAGATACTTCGGGTCGAGGACTGCGGCGTTACCGTGCTTGAGATCCAGAGGCTGCATCGGATTCATGTGATGAATATAGATACGGCCGTTGATAGGATAGTCGGGATGCCCCATGTCGAAGCCGTTGTCCCGCAGTATCACCTCATTGCGGATGTCTTTCCACTCACGCGACTGATAGAAGCGCTGGTTGAGCCATCGGTCGCCGCCGAACGTTCTCTCGCCAACACCTTGGTTGATCCTGAGGTATTTGTAGCGATCGAAGTAATCGTCAAGCGCCAATAGCTCGTCATACGTCCGCATCTTCGCCTCGATACGCTTTCATCGCCTCGAGGGCCTCGGCATAGAGCTCTTCGATGCGCTGTCCGGACTCCAAAGCGGCAACTCGGGCCTTGAGCAGCTCATTCTCGTTCGCCAAGCGAACGCGTTCGAGCTCTTCGCGCGCAGGATCCAGCTTTAGACACTGTGCGATGAGCTGATTTGATGCTGTACCGTCCGCGATGCGCTCTTCTGCGAGGCTATACGCCATCGCTTTGATCTGGTTGGCGCGGGCGGCAGGGGTTCTGGCCGGTGGGCGGCGACGTTTGGGGGTTGTTGGGTCTTGTTTGGTCGCCATCGGCCTCCGTTCGATTCAGTTTTGGTCAAGAGAGTCTCCAGATTTTGCCCCTTCGGGGTAGTTTCGCGCGCTCTCCGAAACTACCC